TGGACGATGTAACAATCAGAGGTGCAGACAGGAAAGAAGATCGAGCTAAGCTGCACAGGTACTATGCTGAGTACTGCACAGCAACAGGGAGAGAATACAAGAGGAATAATAATTTCTATGAGAGCTTGAGATCAAAGGGAATCAAAGTCAATGAGAATTCTTCCGGAGGCGTGCGCTGGGCAAGAGGCGTAGAAGTAGATACTGAAAAGATGAAAGAGTACGTTCCGGCAAGCGTTGTAGAAGGAATATGCAACAGTTAGCATCAACTAAGCATCAGGTATTGCATCAGGTAAACTGAGCACGATCCCCAGTAATTACAATACTTTCAAGACTCTTGCATCAGTTAGCATCAAGTTTTTACAACTCTGAATGAGAGAAAATTTTTTCAGAGTCGGAAAGTTTATAATAATTCTTAGAGGGGAATAGGGGAAAGCTGTTGCATTCTGATGCATCTGCTGCACAGTAATCAGATTGACAGATGATCCAGTACAGAATGCATGCCTGAGTTCAGCAAACAAGATAACGCAGCGGGGGACCTGATCAGATTGAACAGGCAAAGCACTAAAACTATAAGAAGATATTTAAAAAGGAGGAAAAACACTATGAGTTTAAAGAGCGAACTGAAAGCAATTACTAAGGGGTATGCAGATGATTATAAGGCTATCTGCGAGGCATCAAGAGAGGAGTGCATCAAGTCACTCAAGCCGGGATCAAGAATGCCAGCAACTGGTGTACTGCATGGAGAAGAGGCAAGGGCAAAATTCAGAGCAAAAGCTGATTCACACAGAAAAGAAGCAGTAAGGATCATCGATAATGAGCTTAGAATACTGGATAATAAGATGTCTGCAGCTCCATCAACAGAGGCCGTCAATTCACTTCAGGTGCTGAAGATGAGAAAGAAAGTAACAGCGAATGAAATAGAATCGCTGATGATGCGTTACGGAGATAACAGTCTCGTACATGATGCCCTCTGTGATATTGCCGCCGACCACGATATAAGGACGTATGCAGTTGCCGACAATCCGGTGAGAGTAAAGGCTGAAAAGCTCAATGATCTGAAGCAAAACATAACAACCAGTCTGAGACTTGAGCAAGCGGAAAGAGGGCACGCAACAGATGGATTCATTTCATTCCTGGATGCTGCCATAGACGATGCCATTCCGGACACATGGTAGAGCATGGGTTATGGTATGAGTAGGCGCGCAAAAAAATAATAAAAATAAAAAGTATTGAATAGTAAAGGGCATGGAGGAGGGTCCCCGGGGAGACCGGTTAGGCCCCCCTCGACGCCCAGCGCCTCATCTTAGCGGAAACAACCTGGTTAAGGGGTAGGAACCACTTATGGAAAGGAAAAAAGAGCTTATATGGACAATATAAAGGTCATGCAGGAGCATGAGAGGCTGGAGTCCTTACTGGATAAGGCTAATGTCCCTCAACAGCGAAGGGATGTACTTGCTGCCGTAATCGATAACATGGCATGGCAAAGAATCAAGCTCGATGAGACAAGAGTCGAGATGCAGAACGCCTCTGTTGTCTGTGATTATGATAATGGTGGTGGTCAGACCGGAGTCAGAGAGAATCCTATATTCAAGGCATATATCAACCTTTGGAGGGCTTACATGGTGGGTCTCGAAAAATTCACATCATACCTTCCGAAAGAACTACAGGATGAAGTTCCGGGAGACATTGTCAGTGTGCTCGATCAGGTCAGACAGATGAAAAGGGTAAGGGCATGAAGGGAAATCAGATTCCAAGAATACGAATAGAGCCGGAGAGAGTCGATACCGATGGATATGCAGCTGCCTTGCTCATGAAAGAGTATGGGGTTGAGCTCGATGAATGGCAGCGCCTTGTATTGGATTGCTGGCTGGGGCGTGACAGCTCCGGAGCCTACAATGTAACCAGCGGAGGGCTCAGCTGCCCTCGACAGAATGGAAAGAATTGCATTGTATTCGGTAGGGTGTTCTATGGGCTTGTGGTGAACGGAGAGCGGATCCTGTTCACAGCGCATCAGGTGAGAACATATAAAGCAAGTTTCCGGAGGCTTGAGGCCATGTTTACTGACAAGAGGCATCCGGAGATCACTAAGCTCGTTAAGAAGATCAAGTACGGCATCGGAGAGGAATCAATTGAGCTCCTCAATGGTGGAATGATCGAATTCACAGCCCGGAGCAGACAAGCTGCAAGGGGATATGATGGGATCAGCTTAGTTGTCTATGATGAAGGGCAGGAGCTTCAGGATGATCAGGCAGAAGCGATCATGTCTGTCCTGAGTGCAAGTTCTACCGGGATCAGACAGCTCCTCTATATCGGCACGCCTCCTTATCCGGGCTGCCCCGGTCAGGTATTCCGGAGACTCAGGCAGCAAACGATCAAAGCAGATGGAGAGGGCAAGAATCATCACAACAGCTGGCATGAATGGAGTGTTGCTGCTGATAGTATTGATCAGACAGATTTAGCTGATAAAAAGTTATGGTATTTTTGCAATCCGGCGTTGGGCTACAGACTGACAGAGGAGTTCACTGAGGAAGAGTGTAAGACATTGAGTCCGGATGGCTTTGCGAGAGAAAGATTAGGGTATTGGAGCAAGCCTGTAGCAGAAAAAACAGATTATGCTATTGATCCTAAGGTGTGGGATGCATGTAAAAGCTCAGATTCTAAGCCTGAAGGGAAAACAGCTTACGGAGTGAAATTCTCTGTTGATGGCAGTTCTGTTGTGCTTGCCGGAGCCTGTATAGATAACAATGGCAAAGCTCGCATCAGTATCATTGAATGCAAGCCTACAGGATACGGCCTCAGCTGGCTTGCGGAATGGCTCAATGCAAGGTACTCAAAAGCCTCGTGTGTAGTGATCGATGGTCGAAATGGTGCGGATGTACTAATAGACAAGATAATTGATACATGGAAATTCAAAAATTCTGTTATAAAGGCATCTGCTCAGAATGTTGTATCAGCTGCATCACTCCTCATAAATGAGCTAAATGAGCAGACTGTAACATGGTACGAGGGTCAGGAGAGCTTGAGGGAGAGTGCTATAACAGCTCAGAAGAGGCACATTGCCGGAGGATGGGGCTTCGGAGGGTTGGGATCCGAACAGATAGAGGCATGTAGTCTTGCCTTATGGGGAGTAAGAAATTCGAAAAGGAATCCGGGCAGACGGATGAGAATAGGATAGGTAAAATAATGAGTAAGAAAGTTGATTTTAAACTTAATCTGAAGGGTCTCAATGAAATAATGAAGGGCACAGCAATGCAGGGGATCCTTCAGGAAAAAGGGCAAGGTGTACAGAGCAGGGCGCAGGGAATGTGTCCGGAAGGGGAGTACAACACAAGGACAGTAGTCGGAAGATGGATTGCAACAACCTTTGTTAGTGTTCAGAATCGTGAAGCTATCAAAGACAATCACGATAATAATACACTATTAAAGTCGCTGAAGTAGAGAGTTGTAGGAGTATGGAGGACACTAAAGAGGAGCTTATGGAAATCGATATCTCTCTGCTGGAGGAATTTCTTCCTGTATTCGTGCCTTCAATTGTTGAAGCAACAATGGCCACTTGCGAAGCATCCGCACTTCTGCGTGAGTTGAGCGAAGCAGAGGTTATTGAACTAACTGAGAAGGTATCAGCAGAGGCGATTACTTATATCGAAAAAACAGCGGAACGATTAAAAACACAAGGCGCTCAGATTAGTGATGCTCTAGCCTCAAAGATGGCAAAGAGCCTTTATGACAGGATATTTGAAAATGCCTGGGCGCTGATTCAAAGAGCTGAAGAAGAAATGAAAAAATACTGAATAAGTTTAGAGTTAAAGGAGAGAATTTGATTAAGAACGGAAGACCTTACACTATTGAAAATGGAAGCCATGACTGCGATCTGATAACTGATCTACCAGACATAGATATGAAGATTGTATTTAGCTGGATTCAGAACAACATTATTCCGGTAAAGACTGTTAATCTATGCAGCAGCAGCTATTGGCTCAAACACGTATTGCAGCACGATACAGGCATTTATGTAACTAATAACCAGTTCAAGGATGCAATGCTCATGTGTGGTTTCCCTCCGGTTGACGATCGAGATCTAAACTGGATTTACCGAATCAGTAAGAAATCGCCAGTATACAAAAACCGGGATAATGTAAAACAGACTAAAGAACAGAGGACAGGACAGATTTAATGGGCGTGTGTCTCAATGTAATAATTGCAGGAATCACATGTGAAAAGTGTGCAATGTTCTTAGGTGAAATGATCGGAAATTCGATCATTGGCTATAACGCTATACCACGATTCAGAATCCTGCCATAACTGAATTGTGTTTATAGATTGAGATCCGGCACAAACTGCCATTCATAACAGGGCGTGCCGGACTTAGTAAAGAGAAAGAAAAGGAAGTAATAAATGAGTGAATCAGAAAAGATAAGGAAGATGCTGGATTATGAGATCGGTGATCTTGTTCAGGTTATCCATGGTGAAAACACAGGATCGCTTGGACAGATTACCAATATAAGGCTATCCTCACATCAGAAATTTTTGATCTATGAGGTATACATAAAGGATGCCGGGCGCACAGCATTCTTTAGAGGCGATTTTATTCGCTTCCTGAGTCATCAGGAAAAGGAGGTTATAAGTGAACAAACAAATTATTAAATTCAAGGCAACGAACGGCCAGCAGCTGGAAAGAGTAACGCCGTTAAGAGACTTTGCAACAGGCAGCGTTAACTACATTCATGCTGAATTCGAGTTATCGGATATATGGAACGGATACACGGAGATCGAGGCCGTATGGTGTATTAACGGAATCAAAAGGATAACACCTATAGACGGCGCAAACAGGATCACGATCCCCAGCGATCTATTAGAAACCAAAGGCACGCTAATGGTTAATCTGTCGGCCAGCCTTATTGAAAACGGAACAGTTATAAAACGTACTACATCATATCCGGTTAAGGCGCTGACTCTTACAGAAACAATGTTCAAGGATTGGCAAGAGCCGGGCGTAATAACAATAGACAAGTAAAACGAAAGTACCGCTTCTGAAGAATTATCAGAGCGGTACTTTTTCCGATCACAATCCTGTTGAGTCTGTGAATCGAAGTATGAGGGCTATAGACATTATCTCACATATCCCATCAGCCTTCAATTTGAAATGGTATTTCCTTGTATTCGGCAGCGATCTGTTTATATTGCTTGAGTCTCCACAAATAGAAGTGCTCGCATGCTCTGCTGTCCGGTTTTGTCTTCTCTCCCTTCAGAGAACATGATCCCCATTTCCTCCTCTTATCCGTTTCAAGTGTAAGGTATGGGCAATCCTCGCAGTAATGTGTTTCACCATCAAGCAACTCAAGCAGCTCAAGAATGTCCTCAGGTACATCCTTCCTGACTCTGTAGGTTATGTAGGCTGTGAACGGCCGTGTCCGGTCAAATACTATATCAGGATCGGCAACACGAGCCAGGGAGTCATTCATTCGCTCCTGGAAGGCATCCGCACTGCTTTCGCATATGGCTATTACTTGCTTATACTTCTCAGACCTCATAATTTCCCTCCTAAGCCGTTAAGTTGTGTATAAAGTTGTGTAGTCTGTATTCATAATATATCATCGTCACAGAGCGAATGCAAGCCTTCTGTGTGTGTATGAAGATGTGCATACATATGCATATACCCATGCTCTTTATGATATAATCGAATCAATGAATTGATTACTTGAACCGGAGGACTTATGAGTAGAGAAAATGATAAACTGGCCGATCTCAAGAAGGCAGGAGCGAAGAAAACTCAAAGGGTGCAGCTCGTCATTACTCCGGAGCTGTTCGACAAGCTGAAGGCGATCTCAGCATCCACAGGAGCCTCTGTAAACGGAATTATCACGAAGGCAATAGAAACTTTCATAGAAGACCTATAACGAGCCTGGGAGGGATTCTGATGAATGCGAGAGAGTACTTGATGCAGTTTCAGAAACTTGATTACATTGCCGAGAAGAAGCGTGAAGCATATCTGCTTGCAAGAGAACGAGCTGAATCGATTCCTTCGTCATTGGCATATTCGGATAGTCCTAGATCTCATGGGCACGGCAAAGCAGAAGATCGGATTTTGAAATTATCCGATGCAAGGAAGGCATATGTAAATGCTGCTTATGATGCTCTGCTGAAGATGGATGAAATAGCATGGTTCATTGCCTTCATTCCTGGCATTGAGGGCACTTTGCTGTATGAGAGGTACATACAGAGAAAAACATGGCAGCAGATTGCCGATGATTGTGATATGGCTCCTTCCGGAATATATGTTGCTCATGTAAGAGCGTTGAAGATTGTGCAGGATTTACTCGATAATGGCACGGACTCGAAGAGTGTGTATTGGGATCCTGTCAAGGAAGAACTCAGAGAGATGGCATAGAATGAATGTAGGTACTTGTGTGTACTGCGTGTGTACAATGGCCTAGAAACGTTGAAATCTCAAGGTTTGTCCTGCGACTGGCAGTCAGGAGGTCACGAGTTCGAGCCTCGTACGCTCCACCAAACAAAAGAGCCTTCAACCGCAGTATTTGCAAGGGGTACAGCGATTGAGGCTCTTTTCAGTTTTTGGTTTTTACTGACCACTTGAGTGGTAAAAAAGGGGGTT